CTCGATGTCGCGGCCTGGTACGTTAAGGCCTGTCTGGCCGCCAGAGGCATTATGGAGAGCGACCAGTCGGCCAACGAGATCGCGGCGTCGTATCTCAATATCGACGAATTCAAGTCCGAGGCCGAGGTTGATCCGCGGAAGTGTGAGTGTACGCGCCTTGACCTGAACGTGTGCGAGTGCTGGGAGACTCTCCAGGCGGCGCGCGCCGCGTTGAGTCGCATTCCAATCCAGAATGCGCCAGCCCAGAATGCGCCAGCCCAGAATACACCAGGTCAGAATGCACCAGGTCAGAATGCACCAGGTCAGAATGTACCAGGTCAGAATGCACCAGGTCAGAATGCACCAGGTCAGAATGCACCAGATCAGAATGCACCAGATCAGAATGCAGCGTCGGGGGAGCGTGAGTCTACCCGTCAACCCACTCTTGAAGAGAAAGCCGAATTTATTGGTCGGTTGCACCGGAAATTGAGCTACGCGGCGCGAGAGGCGATGCGCGCCCGCGGCGACAAGGTCATTCCGAAACAGATCGACCTATGGTCCGCCATGCTGCTCCTCGCCCCGTTGGGTAATGATCTGGCGCAGGAACTTCTTGGCTTTGCGCTGCGGCCGCGGACGCCGTCGCAAATGAAGATGCAAATAAACCGCGACCCCACACCGCGACAGGAGAGATTATTTCAGGATCGCCGCTACCTCACGCTGCTGTACGAAGCGCTCAACGCGCATCCGGGCTATGCCGATTGCGAGCCTACGCCGCTGATCCTGCGTTGGCAGGAACTCGGCATCGCTATTGTCGAAAGCGCGTATCTGGTCGATTGGTTTGTCGCCACTCACCCGATGCGGGCGTTGCGGATCGAGCGCGACGTGAAAATCAAGATGCGCAAGCAGGGCTGGCGGGTCTAGTCCCCATCAACAGGAAGCTAGCTCGACACCATGCGGGTCACCGTCGCTACCGCGAAAGCCTTCGTGAAAGACGAGTATGGGCGTGAAGTCGAGGGTCTTCTCCTCACGTGCTCGCGCTGCGGCGAGAGTGTTCAAGTTTTTGGAACCGCGGGCGCTAGCGTCAAGCGCGGTTTCGTCAAGTTGCGCGCAGGCTGCAGAGAAAAGGGCCGCAACTTTTATGTTGAAGGGAAATTGCGCCCTATATCACGGAAGATGCCCACGCGATCGGCCGTACAGCCGTTAGTGTCGGCTCGTATGATTGACGAACGTCTACAACGCATCCGGGTCCTGGAAGCCCAGGTCGAGGGCAACCGGGAGGTCACCGCGGCGTTACGCGAGATCGAGGCGAACCTCATTGTTCGGATCGACGACAGCACCGAGGAGACCACCGCGCTGGTCGAGACAGCGCTTACCAGGATCGACGAGCTTCGCGGAATCCTTCATAGACTGGAAGGCAAGATTAACGCGCTGGCGCTTTCACTTGATAACAACCAAGCTGCGCGACGACCGAACGGCCATACGAATTCCCACCCCGAAACAGGAGATTTAATCTGATCATGCGCGATCTTTACAAGTCTGTCGCTCATATCGAGCGGGGCATGCTCCGCGGTGCGCTTGAACGCAAGGCCGCGACGCTGCCGAAGGAAATGGTGGTGCCGAAGAGGGAGCCGCCGAAGTCTTCGATACGAGGTTGGCATGCACCCGTGAGCGCAACTGATATCGTCTATCCCGAGCAGGTGTTTCGCTCGAAGAATAAGCTGAAATTCACATCGGGAAATACATCATCGAGAGACACATCGAGGAACCTATCCATGACCAAGCTGACGCTAAGTGCCCGTGCGCTGAAAATCACTATCCCGCTGGACGCCATGGAGGTCAGGGCCTTGCCCGACCTTGGCAATCAAGCGCGCTGCCAGCTGGCCATCGCCTGCGACGGGAAGATTTACACCGCCGACATCGCGACAAAGGCGTTGCGTAAGGCCAAGTCGACCATCAGCGCCAACGGCGTGGAGAACGTGTTTTGCATGGCGCAAGGGAAATTGAAGGGCAACGAGATCGTCGAGTGCGGTTTAGTCGCTCAAGTCAAAACTCCGAAGCCAGCGGTGGCGCCGCCAGTATCATCGTCAGCAGCGCCGTCAGCAGCCTCGGCGTCATCGCCTTCATCATCGGCAGTGGAGCCGGCGAGCGCGGCTTGAACACACCCGGCGCGCAAGGAACAGAGGACAGCAGTTGGCGGTCGTTTGTTGCTGCGAGGCCTCGCGCTGGCCTCCTCACATTCCCTCACAGTCGTTGCGGAACCCTCGCCACACCGCCACAGACCCGCCACAACCCACATGTAAGCTGTAGGGATACCCTCCCCGGACATGACTCGACCGCCCGTGCTGCTAGCCCACAAAGTCCGGCTTTATCAGACGCCCGAACAGGCCGAGTATTTTTGGCAATGCATGGGCGCACGGCGCTATACCTACAATAAGCTGCTCGAACATTTCCAAAAGCCCGGCGTCAAGTGGTCGAAGAAGGCGGCCTATGCACATTTCATCAAGCATGTGCGACAGCCATGGATGGACGAGCTGACAAGCCGTGCTCCACGTAATGCTATCGATGACTTGGATAATGCCTATCAACATTTCTTCCGTCGTTGCAAATTGGGGGAGAAACCGGGATATCCGCAGTGCCATGTAAAAGGCGTCAACGACAGCTTCGCTATCAGAGAGTTCCAGAAGTTCGAGGTATTCGAGAGGAGCCTGCGAATCGAGAAATGTCCAGGCAGAATCAAACTGCAACAGGAATTTCGTTTTGTTACCGATTTCAAAGGGGTACCTAATTCCGTAACCATCAAAGAGCGAGCCGGTAAATTCTACGCTGCTATCGTGGTTGATACCAGGGACTACGATAAACGTGGCGGCAGCGGCGCAGTCGGCGCTGATTTCGGCATCAACTCGCTGGTTGCACTCTCGACCGGCGAAAAGCTACTCGCCAACAAAAAGCTCAAATCCAACCTGAAACGCTTGAAGAGAAGGAGCAGAATTCTATCAAGGAAGAAGAAACAGCTTAAGTCCAAAAGACGAGCGAGAGCCAAGCTCGCTTTGGCCAAGCTGCACAAGCGGATAGCAGATCAACGAGCAGCTATACTGCACGAAGTGTCGAACATGCTGACACGGAGATTCGGTGCAATCGCTATCGAGAATCTCGCTGTGAAAAACATGGTCAAGAATCGCCGTCTGGCACGTTCGATCCACGATGCCGGTTGGGGCAACCTGCGGCGGATGATCGAATACAAGGCCAAGGCACGAGGCTGCACTGTTGTCATTGCTCCACGGTTTTATCCTAGTTCGAAGATGTGTTCTTGTTGCAAGACGATCAATAAGACGCTGAAACTTAGTGACCGTATCTTTCACTGCAACAGTTGCGGTTACGAGCAGGATCGGGATATCAACGCTGCGATAAATCTGCTCAATTATCTGCTCGACTATCTGCCTAACTTACTACGTCAGGACACGTTACGGCCAGACGTTAAATGCACGCAGGAGTTGCGTAAGACATCTGACTTGTCCGAAGATTTGTCCGAAGACTTGTCGGATGCGGCGGCCTTGACGGCGTGTACAGATCTCATGAAGGGACCTCATTGTGAGGTTTTGTGAGGTTTTGAGTTACTGCGGCGGGCTGGTGGCCGGATCGGCTCGGCCAACTGCCGGATAAGGCCTAGCTGCTCGTCGTCGAAACCAAGCGGCGCACGATTGTTCAAGGGGATTCCTCCAGGTCGGTGGGAGCGGATGGAGCGGCAACAGATTATCCGTTATTCGGCTCACATGTGAGCGTGTTAGTGGGCCGATAATAGGGCGCTGCGCCCGTCTACAGTAATGTCTACACACAACATCCTGGTCGTGTCCGCCTTAAATTTTCCGTTCGACCCGGATGCTGGGCGTGCCGGTCACCGCGAGCGACGCTGGCGGCGTAGAGGAGGCGACCTGAATGGCTCTCGATCTTGACGAAGTGCGTGCACGCGGCCGCGAAGCTTCTCCCGACACGCGAGCCGAGTTGCTGGCTTTTATCGAGGACGCTTATTCACGCGGGCTCTCGCGCGATCAAGTCGCGGACGCCCTCGTCGAGCGCGGGTACACGGTCACGCAAATCCTGGATGCCATCCATACCGAGCACAATGAAAAACGGCCCGGACGGCGGTGGAAGGTGATGTCCGACGCCGAGTTGTTGGAGTTTCTGAAACGCCGTGAGAGGAACCAGCGCCGGCGAAAGAAAGCGCCGGCTTGACGGCCTGATGATCGGGCACCGCCCGAGCGCGCGAGCTACTGTTCGAAGGAACTGATCGCGCTGCTCGGGCAAGATTGGAAAGGCATGTCCTGGGATCGGAGACGTTCGACTTGCATCCGTGATGGCCGGTGGCGTAGGCTGCAACAGGAAAGCGGGCCGGCCCGCAAGGACCGACCCGCTCTAAATTAGAGTAGCCTAACCACCTGAAATCGCCGCGCACCACCGCGGCGCACGCATCGAACGGGGAGCTACCGTGCTGATGCCTTGTCGTTCTCGCATGTTCTTCAGCGCGCGGCAAGGGCGTTCTCTGTCCCGGCGGGACGATAGTCACGTTCACTCCAATCACATCCTGATCTGCCGCCGAGGCTGGTTCCACGGACCGGACGGCGCGCCCAGGTGCGTGTCCAGGCACGCGCCGCACCACGGTGGGTGTCTGCACCCTCCGCATAAGAATGTTCAACGCAACGTTCTTATTCGGAGATGCCGAGATGGCCCTCGACAGGACGAAGCCCGCTTCGAGCGCATTCGCATTTGCGAAATCCGTAAACTCACAAATTCCCGGCGAGTCCAACGTCGACGAGTCCAATACCGGCGAGTCCAACGCTAATGGTGGAGCGCCGGATTGGCGCCAGTGCTGCCTGCGCGACGACAAGGGAAGGATCCTCTCGAACCTCGCCAATGTCATGCTCGCGCTCCGCGAGGACGCCTCCCTGCGCGACATGCTCGCCTGCGATGAGATGCATGCCGGCGCTGCCCTGCGGCGCGAGATCAACGGCAAACTCAATGGTGCTGTCTGTGGCGATGTTCGCGCCAAGCCCCGCCGGGTGACCAATGTCGACGTGGCGGCGATCCAGGAATATCTGCAACTGAAGGGCCTCACCCGCGTTGCTCGGGGCACCGTCCATCAGGCCATCGGCTTGCGCGCGCGGGAACGGTCCTTCCATCCGGTGCAGGATTCGGTGCAGGACTGGAAAGACCCGTGGGAAGAGCCCATCGGCAAGTATCTGGCCAAGAAACTGGCCGAGAACGAAACTGCGAAAGTCCTGGTCTCGCAAATCGCAAAGGACGCACTTGGCCTCGACGCACACTCGGCGGCCTCGCGGATCGGCACCGCCGATGCCCGGAGGATCGCGGCCATCCTCGAACTCGACCGTATAGGTTGGGAGCGGGGCAGGCGGCAGGGAAAAGGCCGGTTCTGGATCAAGAAGAAGCCGAATCCCACCCCAACGAATCCGGCGACGTGAAGTGCATCGCGGCCCGTGCGGAGGATCTGCGGTGAGGCTTGTTGTTCGGCGTGGAAGGAATTCCAGTGACGCACATTTATGCGTCATGTGCGTCACTGCGTCATCGGACATTTGATCTCATTAGCTTTTTTCTCACGACGTACCTCGGTGCGGGCCATAGGTCCTCGGGCAGGGGACTGTCGCCTTCAGGCGACAGAGGAATGCCCGCCCTCCTTTCTTTGGTTGCGTTAGATATCCGCCACGTGCATAGTAGTCCGCATGGACCGGTATCGGCGCAACGCCGGAGCAGTCTTCAGTCTTAAATATCACCTTGTCTGGTGCCCCAAGTACCGGCGCGGGGTGCTCGTCGGCGCGATTGAATCGAGGCTGAAGCGGATCATCCAGGAGGTGACAAGCGAGTTGGGCATGGCCGTGCATGCACTTGAGGTCATGCCGGATCACGTTCACCTGTTCGTCGAGGCCGATCCGGTCCTTTGTGTTGCCGAGATTGTCAACCGTATCAAGGGACGTTCGTCGCGGCTCTTGCGAGAGGAGTTCCCGACCTTGCGCTCGCGGCTCCCGACGCTGTGGAGCCGCAGCTATTACGCTGGCTCTGTCGGCCACGTCAGCGCCAAGACCGTGCAAACTTACATTGAAGCGCAGAAAGGCCGTCGCTAGGGGCATATCCGTCGTGCCGCTCTCGTACAAATACCGGGTTGATCCGAACAAGACGCAGTGCGCGGCGCTCGCGGATATGCTCGGTGACTTTTGCGGGCTCTATAATGCCGGCTTGCAGCAGCGCATAGAGGCCTATCAGCGGCGCCACATCTCCGTCACCTATACAATGCAGGCGACCGAACTGCGCGCCGTAAGAGCCGAATGCCCAAGCTTGAGCCGGTGGTCTTTCACCGCAGAACAGCAAGTTCTGCGACGGCTTAACAAGTCCTTCGAGGCGTTTTTTGGCCGGATCGAGCGGGGTGAGACGCCCGGCTTTCCCAGGTTTCGCGCCAAAGCACGATATCACGCGGCGGAGTTTCGAGTGGGTGACGGTCTCACGCTGCGCAAGTCCGGGCGCATCGGGATTGTCGGCGTAGACGGCGAAATCAAAATTCGTTGGCATCGTGCACTGCCCGCCGAGCCTGCATCGGCCATCCTCACCCGGCAGTGCGGCAAGTGGTATGTGATCTTCCACGTCGAGGCGAAGACGACCAATACCGCCAATTCGAAGACCGTGGGTATTGATCTTGGCCTCACCTCGCTGGTCGCTCTTTCAACAGGTGAGACCGAGCCCCGTCCCGGTTTCACCAAACGTGCCGCCAAGGGCCTTCGTAAGTGGTCCCGGGCTCTTGCCCGATGCAAGAAGGGGTCGAAGCGGCGAGCGAAGATCAAGGCTTTCAAGGCCAAGTATGAAAATCACATCGCCAACAAGCGGCGGGATTATCTGCACAAGCCTTCTAAGACCATCGTCAACCGTTTCGGCCGGATTGCGGTCGAAGATCTGAACATCAAAGGCTTGGCGGGCGGAATGCTTGCCAAGCACGTACACGACGCCTCGTGGGCACAACTCGTCTCGATGCTCGACTACAAAGCTGCATAAGCTGGTGGCGAGGTCATCAAGGTCGATCCGCGCGGCACCTCTCAGGAATGCCCGGAATGCGGCCAAATCGCCGTGAAGGCGCTCGACGAGCGCCGGCACCGCTGTGATTGCGGTGCCGACCTCGATCGGGATGTTGCCGCGGCGATGGTCGTGCATCATCGAGCATTTGGATTCTGGCCTGGAACAGCGTCGCCAGGGGTCGTTAAGCCAGCACAGTGGTGCGGTTTGACCCAGAAGCCGTCGCCTTTAGGCGACGGTCCAGATGCGTCACGAGAAAAAGTGCGTTCAATGAGAAAAAGTGCGTCACGAGAAAAAGTGCGTCACTGCGTCATTAGATGCGTCATCGATCAGATTAACTTGCTGTCCGATATAAGAAAAAAGCGTGTCAGGCGCGGGGTTATGTAATGCGTCACTGCGTCATAGTGCGTCATGTGCGTCATGTTTCAGCGAAAGGGCCTGAGCGGCGTCATGGCTGGTATGACGTTCGCTAGTGGCGGATTTCGGTTGCGCTCGCGCTCCGTCCTGCCGTAGGCTCGCGAGATGCTGCTGCGTGCGCAGCAGCATGTGAGGTAGCCGATGTCCACCGCTCGATCTGCCGCCAAGACCAAGGGAGCCGGAGCCGGCCGGGGCGGAGCCAAACCCAGCTCCACGCAAAACGTGGAGAGCTATGTGCCGGTCGCGTTCGGACCCGATCGCATGCTCTCCTTGAACGAAGCTTGCGTGCTTGTCGGTTTGAGCCGCGATAGCCTTCGGCGCCATCATGCTCACCTCATTCGTCGCCTGTCGCCGGGTCGCGTGGGAGTTCGGTTGCGCGACGCACTCTCGATCGGTGGCGGCAACACCACCGCTGCTTAACTCACGCTCAGCTTTTGCGAGCCTTTGCGAACGTCTACCCCACTGCTCGCCGGGGGAAGGAACACGGCGAGATATAATATTATCGAGAAAATTCACGAGCTGTCGGGGTGGGACCGGCCCCTAGGGAGAGGCCGGTCCGCCCCTTCGCCGAAATTGGATTGAGCGCCGCGTACTAGCGCGGCCGACGCCCTATGGCTGAGCGATTCAAGAGGCGCCAACGCGCGCCTGTACGACATTTATGCGCCTCCGGCAAGCGCCTCCTGCTTGCTTGCCTGTATCTGGCGTTTCAAGTGCCAGCTTTAGCGCTAGTGTTTCCGGTGCCGGTGCTCTCGGTGCCTGCGCTCTCGGTGCCTTCTGGCTCTGGGTCTGGTCCTGGGTCTGGTCCTGGGTCTGGTCCTTGGGTCTGGCACGTATGGCTCTGGGACCTCGTCGACGGCTTTCGCCGCACCCACCAGCGCTCCCGGTTGCCGCCGCATCATGACGGCGCCGCGCTCCTTTTCCTTGCCGCTTCCTTTGCCGCGAACACCAGTTCCAGGCCCGCAGTCCACCTGTCCTGGTACCCCAAGCGGGTGCAGGTGCGCGAAGTATCCCCCCTTCCCCTTCAACCGCCTGCGATCCCGCCGGAGCGGGGATCAACGTCCCCGCTCCACACCCTTCTATCAACTCTCCACAACTCCCTGCCCTACCAACTCGCCATACCAACTCGCCATACCAACTCGCCATACCAACTCGCCAAGGCGTCTTGGCGGAAGGAGAATTATCAAGTGATTACACTCGCCAATGTTCGAACAACCGCCGCGGTCCTGCCGCCTCGCATCATCCCTCACGGTCTCCCCGGCGTCGGGAAGACGAGTTTAGCCGCAAAATTTCCGGCTCCGATTTTTCTGCAAACGGAAGATGGCTGTCCCGCCGGGCTGGAGATCGCGACTTTCGGGATGCTGCCCACCTACGATCATGTCACCTCCGCGATCATCGCGCTCGGCAACGAACCGCATAATTTTCAAACGGTCGTTATAGACACCGTCGACGCGACCGAACCACTCATCTGGAATGCAACATGCGCGGCCAACAATTGGAAATCCATAGAATCCGCCGGCTACGGCAAGGGATACGTCGAAGCCGATAGGTTTTGGCAGGACCTGCTCACCGGCTTGGACTGGTTGCGCCGTACTCGTAACATTGCGGTCGTTCTGCTCGCGCATAGTTCAGTCGAGGTGATGAACGATCCGAGAGCGCCGAGTTACACCAGTTATCAATTGAAACTTCACAAGCGTGGTCGCGCATTGGTCCAGGATTGGGCCGATGCGATTGGTTTTTTAAGTACCGAACTCGTCATCTTGTCCGAGGAAAAAGCCTTCGGAAAGCGTACCCGTGCTGATGGAAGCTCGGCGAGGTACCTCCACTGGGAAGGCAAGCCCGCGTTCATCGCTAAGAATAGGTATAACTTGCCGGCGAAGATGCCGGTGCCTCGGGATTTCGATTACCAGAAACATCTGGCGCCATTCTTTCCTGCCAGCGCTGGTCAATCTCACAGCAGGAACGATGACGCAAGCGCGCGTGACGCAAGCGCGCGTGACGCAAGTGTGAGTCACAATCAGCACAACAGTGACGACGCTAGTGACGGCGCTAGTGACGGCGCTGATCGTGATGTCCGCATCGAAATAGCCCCCGAAACATCAACAACAGGAGAATCGGCTCATAACTAAAAAAACCCAACAATCCTTGAAGCCAACTATCTCTGAAATTCTAAAACAGGAGAACTAATCCAATGACAGATACATTCTACTTTGATCCCTCACAGTATGAGGGGAGCACTTACGATCTGCTGCCGGCCGGCGTTTATCCGGCGCAGGTCATCGAAGCGGGGATTACGGTCCCGCAATCGCAGGACGGCGAAACCCTCAAGTTTACTTGGCAGGTCACTGAAGGGGAGTGTGAGAATCGTCAAGTTTATCAGTACATTCCCTTTGTACACTCTAGTGCCAAGGCGCAGGAGATCGGGCGCAATCAGCTCAAGGACATGTGCGTGGCGTGTGACATTACCACTCCCATCTCCAACCCCGAACAGTTTAAACACATTCCGTGCAAGATCCGGGTTGGGGTTAAAAAAGATAAAGACGGGGTTTATGCCGACAAAAATGTAGTCACGCGCGTTTTGCCGGCGAGCTATGAGCCTCCTGCATCACGAGCGAGGACAGCATCAGCGAAGCGTCATCACCGGGGCCGGCATCACCGCCTAACTCTTCGGCTTCGCAGACAACCTGGACGCCCAAATCTCCAGCAGCAGCGTCTCCAGCAGCAGCGTCTCCAACAGCAGCGAGGCCTTCAACAGCAGCAATGATGGCGGAGCTGAAGGCAGGCGTTCACTTCGACCGGCAACCGCCACAAACTCCTCCACAAGCTTCGTCGCAAACAGCACCGCAGGGGGAAGCCAAATCTACTAATCCTAATGGAAGGTCAAGTTCTGTACCGGACGAGATACACTGCAATCTAGCGGAGAAGGCTAAGGAGGACCCCAGTCTGGCGGAAAGATACCCTAATCCTCGCTTTGGAAATAAGCCTCCGAAACTCACACCATTTTGTGCAGTCTGCGCCTACATTATGGAATGTGAGGAGAAAACTCTACTGGCAAAGGCTGCCGCGCGCTCCGCTGCTTCGTCGCAAGCTTCGTCACCACAGGCTGCGCCGAACGGCGGTGCGCCGCTAGAGAATTCACCAGAAACTCCGCCGCAAGCTGCTGCTCCACAAGCTGCTGCTCAAGCTGCGCCTGACGGCGGCACGCCACCGTGGCGCGATCAATCGTAAACTACGCGATAAAGCTCGGCAGCAGCGTGACCTCTTTCTCTCTCTTGATTGCGCTGCTGCCTCCACAGAGGGGGAGGTCGAACCGTTCACCCACCAGCCAACAAAAGGAGGAATCCAATGGCTAAATTACAGGCTGAATTACGCGCGTCTACCTCTTCTACCTCTTGTCAGGGCAGCCCCTATGCTGCCGAACTCGATACTCGGCTTAGGAGCGACGAGCCGCTCGCCGACATCGTCGATTGGTGGCGGGAAAAATACCGCGAGTGGAGATCCACTCTCGATCCCGATGTCGTCGAGGGCGTCGGCCCGATCTCAAAGCTTGAATGGACTGTGTACTGCGTGGACGGTTCCGAGGACAATCCCGACAGCGATATACAAGCCGGTTGGGATTACTTGAAGGAGGATCGCGCTGCGTTGCAGGCGCAGGCGTCGTCGTAGTTCCATCAATCATATCAGGCAGCAGCGTGATTCCTCTCAAATCGTGCTGCTGCCAACCAACCTAGAGTCCCAACCTAGAGTCCCATCCCAGCGTAACCGAGTAAGTGGAGTACTGTGTTGTGTTGAGTGTCGTGTCGAGCAGTAGCAGCAGCAATAGCAACATAAAATTGCGTCTTTATCAGTCGGCCGCGGTCGAGGCGATCGAAGCCCACTGGCGCGCTAATGGCGGGCCAGCGCTGATCGAGATGGCAACCGCCACCGGCAAATCCCTGGTCATCTCCGAGATCGTACGTCGTTGGTGTATCGCCAATCCTGGCTTTCGCGCTCTCATTGCCGTCCATGTCCAGGAGCTTGTCGAGCAGGATGTCAAGGCGTTGCTCGCGGTGTGGCCGGAGGCGCCTTACGAAATTTGTTGTGAGGGGCTGGGCCGGCGCGATCACGACGCGCCGATTATAATCGGTACGATCCAGTCGCTGGCGCGCGATGCGGAAAAGCTCGGCCGGCGCGATTTGGTGATAGTCGATGAAACGCAACTCGTAAGTCGCGATGCCAATAGCCAGTACTTGAAGCTGTTTGACACGCTTCGCTCTCACAATCCCAATCTGCATCTCGTTGGGGCGAGCGCCACCTGTTTCCGGCTCGACTCTGGATATCTGCACAAGGGCGAAGGTGCGCTGTTCGAGAAGATCGTATTCTCGTATGGGATCGCCCAAGGGATCAAAGACGGTTATCTGTCGCCGCTACGCTCG